CGACGAGATCCAGGGGATGCAGATCAACATCACCATCGCCCCTCCGGACGGCGAAACGGGCGCTTCCGTGTGCATCGACGGTGCACCTGTCGACGCCGGCGGGACAAAGGGTTGATATGGCGAGTGTTTTTCCGGGCGACCACGACCTTGTGAAGGAAGCGGCCATGCGTTCCTGGCGATGGCGAATGGCGCTCGAGGCCGGTCCGCGAGGCCTCACGACACCCCCCGGGGGGGCGCCTTCGCCGGCCGCCGACGGCGGCCGGGGGGGTCGAAAAACGCGCGTTCGGGATCCCGCCACCTCTCGCGCCCACGATTTCCCCCCGAAAAGGCTCTTCGCTCGAGGAGGCCGTCGATGAGCCAGGGCAGCTTCCAGCTCGACTACCGGCCCGACGGCATCGTCCTGTACCGGTTCCTGGCGAGCCGTGCGCGCGTGAAGGCCATCCGGGGCCCCTGGGGTTCCGGGAAGAGCGTCGCCTGCTGCATCGACCTCTTCATGCGTGCGCGAAACCAGGTTCCGAGCCCACGGGACGGGGTGCGGCGCACCCGCTTCGCGGTGATCCGCAATACGGCACCCGAGCTCAAGACCACCACCATCAAGACGTGGCTCGACTGGTTTCCGGAGCACCGGTTCGGGAAGTTCCGCTGGTCGCCACCCTACACACACCCGATCCGGATCCCGGTCGGCGACGGCACGACCATCGAGAGCGAGGTCATCTTCCTCGCCCTCGACGACGAGACCGACGTCAAGAAGCTCCTCTCCCTCGAGATCACGGCGGCGTGGATCAACGAGGCGCGAGAAGTTCCGAAGGCCATCATCGATGCGATCGATGGCCGCGTCGATCGCTATCCGAGCAAACGGGACGGCGGTGCCACCTATCCCGGCATCATCCTGGACACCAACCCTCCGGACGAGACCCACTGGTGGCCGATCATGGCCGGCGACGTGCCGCCGCCGGAGGATCTGCCGCAGGAGGACCTGCTCACCCTCGTCAAGCCCAGGACATGGGAGTTCTTCACCCAGCCGCCGGCGATGCTCGAGGTGAAGGACGAGAACGGCAATCTCGTGGGCTACGAGATGAACCGGGGCCAGCGCGAAGGGATCCCGCCCGCCGAGAACACGCGGCACCAGTCGCCAGGCTACTGGGAGAACATGATCCAGGGCAAGAGCCGGTCCTGGATCCGCGTGAACGTCCTCAACGAGATCGGCACCGTCGGCGACGAAAAGCGGGTCTGGACCGCCTTCGATCCCCATGTGCACGTCGCCGCACGTCCACTGGACCCGATACCCGAGAGCACCGTCTACGTCGGCGTCGATTTCGGCCTCACGCCGGCGGCCGTGTTCGCGCAGCGGGTCGGAACCCGCTGGTTCGTGCTCGGCGAGCTGATGGCGACGGACATGGGTGCGCGCCGCTTCGGCATCGTGCTCCGCGCCGAACTCGCCCGTCGCTTTGCCGACTGCCCGGTCATGATTTTCGGTGACCCGGCGGGCGACCACCGCGCCCAGAGCGACGAGAAGACGCCGATGCAGATCCTGCGGGCACTCGGCATACCCATCCGGCCAGCACCCACCAACGATCTCACCGTACGCATCGAAGCCGTGGCGGCCGTGCTCGACCGTGCCGAGGACGGCAAGCCATGTTTCGTACTGAGCCCGAGCTGCCGCATGCTGAAGGCGGCCATGGCCGGCGGCTACTGCTACCGGAGACTGAAGGTCAAGGGCACGGTGCCACGTTACGACCAGCAGCCGGACAAGAACCGTTACAGCCATATCGCCGACGCCCTCCAGTACCTCATGCTCGGGGGCGGCGAGGGTGCGCAGCTCATCCGGCAGCGCAATCGCGCCGACGTCGGTCTCGTCCCGAGGCCCTACAGCGTCTGGGATCGCCTCACCCGCGGCCAACGTATCGGCGGCGTCCATCGTCTCTCGAAGCGACTGCACGCATGACCGCCAGGCCGCACATCGCCATCCTGCATCCGGACGCCGTCCGCATCCGCGAGGTCCTCGTGCGTCGGCGGCGGCAGCTCGGCATGAGCCAGGAGGAACTCGACGAACGCCTGGGCTGTGCCGAGCGCATGGTCAGCAAGTGGGAGTGCGGACGCCACGCGCCGACGCTCGGGACGCTCGTCGCCTGGGCCGAGGCCCTCGGGCTCCGCATCGAGCTGCGGGAGCAGCACGGATGACGCACTGGCCGCCGCAGCCGTTGTCCGAGTGGCTGATCGCCTTCGTCGATTACGGCGAGCGACACTGGTGGTGCCGGTTTCTCCGCCGCGGTTTCCGCCACGTCTTCGCCCTCGGGTACGACCCGACCACCGAGCAATGGGTGCTGGCGGACGCCAAGATCGGCGGCATGATTCTGCGGCCCATCGACGGTCCGACGGCGGACCTCGTCATCGCCGACGGGCGGCAGCATGGACGCTGGCTGCGTTGCCCCGCATGGCATCGGGGGCCCGCGATCCCCAGGCCCTGCCTCACCTGTGTCGGCATGATCGAGCATCTGCTGGGTGTGCCGTGGATCGCCAGCTGGACCCCGTATCGCCTCTACCGCCGGCTGCTCGAAGCCGGCGCCCAGCCATGGTTCGGAGGAGGATGATGGGATCGATCATCAAGCCGAAGAAGCCGAAACGGGATCCCGAACTCGAACGTCAGCGCCGGGAAGCGGCGGCGCGCGCCCGGCGGGAGCGCGAAGAACTCGAGCGCAAGCGCCGCGAGGAGGAGCTCGCCCGAAGGCGCGGCCTCCGTGGGCGTCGGGGCCTGTTCTCGATCGCCGGCGAGCTCGGTTTCCAGCGGGGGAAGGACACGCTCGGTGGCTGAGGACACTCTGGTCGCATCGCTGCTGTCGCGGTTGAGCCGCGCCGAGCGCAGAAGAGACGAGATCGCGGGTCTCGTGGACGACGCCTACGACTACGTACTTCCGCTGCGCGAACGCCTTCAGTCGCGTCGCGATCCGCGTGCCGCCATGGGGCGCGTCTTCGACGGCACCGCCATCGCCTCGCTGCAGAACACCGCCTCGCGTCTGCTGTTCGAGCTGGCGCCGCCGACGGAACCCTGGTTCGAGCTCCGTGCGGGGCCGGACGTGCCGGAGGAAGAGAAGGACGAGGTCGATCGCCGCCTGAAGGAGGTGACCGACGAGATAAGGCGGGTGATCTCCAACAGCGATTTCTACACCCAGGCGCACGAGGCCCTGCTCGACAGCCTCGTGAGCGTCGGTCTGCTCCGCATCGACATCGGGGACGCGGTGAGGCCGGTCCGCTTCCGCGCGATACCCATGGCGCGCGTCGTGCCCGATGTGGGGCCGTTCGGGACGCTCGACGCCTATTTCTTCCGTCACCGGCCGCGTGCCGGGCAGATCACCACCATCTGGCCCCGGGCCAGCCTCACGGAGGCTCTGGCCGAGAAGGCCTCCCGAAAGCCCGACGAGGAAGTCGAGATCGTCGAGGCCATCTGGCGCGACTGGAGCGTGCGCGGCACCGAAACGTGGCGTTGGCTGCTCCTGGAACCGAAGGAAAAGCGGCGCCTCGACCAAAGCGCCTTCGAGGGCCACGGCGCGGCTCCGGTGATCGGCTTCCGCTGGTCCGCGGCCCCGGACGAGGCCTACGGGCACGGGCCGGTGCTCATGGCCCTGCCGGACATCCGCACCCTCAACCTCACCAAGCAGCTGGTGCTGGAGAATGCCGACCTCGCCGTGTCCGGCGCCTGGCAGGCGGAGGACGACGGCACCGTCAACTTCGACACCGTCCAGATCATCCCGGGCACGGTGATCCGCGTCGCGCCCGGCTCGTCCGGTCTGAAGCCTCTCGAGACGCCGGGGCGTTTCGACGTTGCCCAGCTCGTGATCGAGGACCTCCGGGCACAGATCAAAGCCACGCTCCTCGACGACGATCTGGGTCCGCCGGAGGGCACGCCCATGTCGGCGACCGAGGTCATGCAGCGCAAGGCGGACCAGGCCGAACGGGTGGCGGCGCCCCTCGGCCGCTACCTCAAGGAGTTCCTGTTCCCCGTCGTCCATCGTGTCGCGCACGTGCTGCGCCAGGTGGGACGGATCGAGCTGCCGCCGATCGACGGCAGGCTGGTGGCCCTGCGCCCGCTCTCGCCTCTCGCCCGCGCCCAGGCGCAGGAGGAGATCCTGCGGCACGACCGGTGGGTGGAGATGATGAACCTCCGTTTCGGGCCGCAGCAGACCGCTCTCGCGCTCAAGGTCGACGAATACGGCGCCTGGCTCGCACGGCACATGGGCGTCGATCCGCGCCTCGTGCGCGATGCGGCCGAACGGCGCCAGATCACCGAGGCCATTGCGGCCATGGCGGCCGACCAGGGGCAGCAGGCCCAGGAGGGGCCGTGAGCACCGAACGCCGCCGTGCGGCGGAGACCGAGCGGCGACGGAAGGAGCGCGAGCTCGACCGCATCTTCGCCAGGATCTTCACCGGCCGGGACGGCGAGATCGCGCTCGCCTGGCTCGGTTCGGTCACCTTCGGCCGGGTACTCGGGCCGGAGGCCTCGACCGAAGCCCTCCGTCATCTTGAGGGCCAGCGGTACATCGTGCAGACCATCATGGAGCGAGTGACCCGTGGACGACAGCCAGCAGACTGACAGGAACACCGGCCCGACGGGCGAGACCGCCACCGTCACCGAGCGGCCGGAATACATCCCGGAAAAGTTCTGGGACGCCGAGAAAGGGGCTCCCAAGATCGACGAACTCGGCAAGAGCTATGTCGAGCTCGAGCGCCTGGCGGGCGAGCTCAAACGCAAGGTGGGCGCGAAGCGGGAGGAATGGGCGAAGGAACTCGAGGCCGAGCGCCTGGCGCACCGCCCGGAAAAGCCCGAGGCCTACGAGGCGAAGCTGCCCGAGGACCTGGCGGAGGCGGTCGAGCTGGCCAACGATCATCCGCTCATGGCCTGGTGGCGCGAATTCGCCTGGGAACGAGGACTGGGCGCCGAGGAGTTCAATGCCGGCCTCGAGCGGTTCGTCCGCTGGCAGCTCGAAAGCGCGAAGGCGCAGGAACAGGCACTCGAGGAGGAGCTCGCCAAGCTCGGCGATCACGGACCGCAGCGTGTCCAGCACGTGGAGGGATGGATCCGCACCCGCCTCGGCGAGGACGGCGTCGCCGCCCTCGAGCCGCTGCTGCGATCCGCAGCCGCCATCGAGGCCCTCGAGAAGCTCATGGAGAGCGTGGGCGAACGCCGGTTCGTGCCGGTCGACACGCCCGCGAAGGTGGACGCCGCCACGCTCCGGCAGTGGGTCGAGGACCCGCGCTACTGGCGCGACCGTGACCCGGTGTTCGTGAAGCAGGTCACCGAAGGCTTCGCCAGGCTCTACGGAAGCCCGTCCTGAGCCCGAAATGTGCGGTATACTGCGTGGACAGACGGGCGAAGCGTCTCATACTGGCGGTTGACGGCCCCGCAGGCAGCGGATGCCGGCCTCCTCCGAGCCAACCGGCGACGATCCGCACCGAGGGTTAACCGGCGATGTCGGTAACCACCGTGTGAGACGAGCCCATGTCCACCTCCATCGACCAGGCGTTCATCAAGCAGTACGAGGCCGAGGTCCATGCCGCCTACCAGCGCATGGGCACCCGGCTCAAGGGCACGGTCCGCGTCAAGTCGGGCGTGATCGGGCATTCCGTCGTCTTCCAGAAGGTCGGCAAGGGCACTGCCGGCCAGAAGACCAAGCACGGCCTCGTCCCGGTGATGAACGTCGATCACAGCAACGTCGAGGCGTTCCTCATCGACTACTATGCCGGCGACTGGGTCGACAAGCTCGACGAGATCAAGACCAACATCGACGAACGCCAGGTGCTGGCCAACGCGGGCGCGTTCGCGCTCGGGCGCAAGGTCGACGAGCTCATCATCGGCGCGGCCCGATCGAGCCTGCCCTCGGCCCAGAAGATCGCGGTCGGCGGCACCGGCATGACGCGCGCCAAGATCCAGCAGGCCATCGAGCTGCTGAACGATGCCGACGTCCCCGACGACGGGCAGCGGTTCTGCGTCGTCGGCTCCCACCAGTGGGAAGAGCTGATGGCGATCCAGCAGTTCGCGAGCGGCGACTTCGTGGGCGAGACCTATCCGTGGCTGAAGGGCACCGAAGCCCGGCGCTGGCGGAACACGGTCTACATCCACCATTCCGGCCTGCCGGTTTCCGGGACCACCCGCTACTGCCTGATGTACCACAAGACGGCCATCGGCTGGGCCGAGGGAGCGGACATCACGGTCGACATCACCTGGCACGGTGACCGCGCGGCCAACTTCGTGAACCACATGATGTCCGGCGGTGCCGTCCGCATCGACGACACCGGCGTGGTCGAGATCGCCTGCGACGACACGGCGACGATCCCGTAAGGAGACTGAGCGATGGCATACAGCAAGAGCGATCTCATCGCCCTGGGCTACGGTCCGGGCGCGGCCACGGTGTGGATGTACCGCACCAACGACACGCTCGCGGACGTCATGGCCGCCGGCTATTTCAACGGAGCGGCCGAGCTCCTCAAGGTCGGCGATCTCATCCTGACGGCACTCGACGTCGACGGCACGCCCGCGACCCGCACGCTCATCGTCGCGAGCAACGACGGTTCGACCGTCGCGGTGACGAAGAGCGACATCAGCGCCTGACGGAGCGGGGTCCGGCCGTCCGGCCGGGCCCCATCCCGACACGCATGGCGGCCAGCAAGTTCGACATCGCCTCCAGGGCCCTCGTGCGGATCGGCGCCAAGCCGATCACGAGCTTCGACGATGGAACGGCCGAGGCGATCGCCGCCGGCCGCGAATACGAGGCCGCGGCCTCCGGTGCGCTCACGATGCACCGCTGGCGCTTCGCGTCGGACCAGCAGGTCCTCGTCGCGCTCGAGGAGACCCCGCACGACGTCTGGGCCTATGCGCTCCAGCTCCCTTCCGATCTCCTGGTGCTGCACACCGTGCGGGCGGGAGGCGTGATCGTTCCTTACGACCGCTACGGCGACAAGATCTTCTGCGACTACAGGGAGGACGTGGTCGCGAGCTACACCTTCCGGGTCCCCGAGTACCACTGGCCCCCGTATTTCGTGGACGCCTTCACCGTCGCCTTCGCGGCAACCATGGCCATGGCGGTGGCCAGCAACGTGGAGATGGCCAAGGAGCTGCGGGAGGAGGCGGAAAAGCGCCTCTGGCCGCGCGCCCGCTTCCTCGACAGCGAGCAGCAGACGACGCGCCGTCTCTTCCGTTCGCGCCTCCTGGCGAGGCGGTTCTGATGCCGAGGATCGCGACCCAGCAGACGAACTTCACCTCGGGCGAGCTGTCGCCGCTGATGGCGGCGAGGATCGACACCAGCCTCTACGCCAACGGCGCCGAGGTCCTGGGCGACTGGGCGCTGCTCGCGCAGGGCGGCGTACGGACCCGTCCCGGGCTCCGCTACCTCCATACCTTCACCGCCACTCAGGCGCCCTGCCGCCTGGCACCGTACGAGTTCAACCCTTCGCAGGCCTATGTCCTGGCCTTCGCCGACCAGCATCTGACCATCTTCTTCACGGACGGCACGGTCGCCACCGAGCTCACCGGTTGTCCCTGGACGCAGGCGATGCTTCCCGAGCTCGACTGGACCTGGACGGGCGACACGATCATCGTCGTCCACCCCGACATGGCGCCGCAGCTCATCAAGCGGACGGGCGCCTCGAGCTTCACCCGGCAGGACCTCGCCTTCGAGGACAGTGCCGACGGCAAGCAGCGCTACCAGCCCTACCAGCGCTACGCACCCACGGGCGTCACGCTCACGCCGAGCGGGACCACCGGAAGCATCACGATCACCGCTTCCTCGCCGGTATTCGATGCCTCGCAGGTGGGCGACATCATCCGCATCAAGAGCAAGGAAATCGAGATCACGGCCTACACCTCCGCCACCCAGGTGACGGGCACGGTGCGCGACGCGCTGGTCGATGCCGCCGCCACCACCGACTGGGACGAGCAGGCCTTCTCGAGCTACCGCGGATGGCCGAAGTCGGTGCTCTTCTTCGACGGCCGCCTGTGGTTCGGCGGCGCCCGCAGCAAGCCGTCTGGCATCTGGGCATCGAAGGTGGGGGCCTGGTTCAATTTCGACGTCGGCACGGCCAAGGACGACGAGGCGATCTGGGAAGAGGTCGCCGGCGCACGGGTATCGGAAGTGCGCCACCTCGTGGGCCACCGCCAT